ACGACGAGGGCACGAGTTGGGCGGCGCGCAGGATGGCGGAGCTCGCGGCGAGCTGGGGGCCGTGCGGGCTGGCGTTGGACCCGTCCGGTCCGGCCGGGTCGCTGTTGGAGAAGCTGCGCAGGGAGCTAGCCGAGTTCGGCGTCGATGTCGAGCTTCTTGATTTGGTATCGGGCCGGCGGATGGCGGCTGCGTGCGGCGCGTTTTACGAGCGGGTCATGGGTGGGTCGCTTGTGCATCCGCTTCAGCCGCAGCTGGCCGTGGCCGTGGATGCGGGACGTCGACGCAAGCACGGAGACGCGTGGGTGTGGCATCGGCGCGACACGAGCTCTGACATCTCGCCGTTGGTGGCGTCGACGTTGGCGTCCTACGAGCTCGATTGCCGCGGGTGGTCGCCGCCGAAGCCGCCGCGGTCGACGACGGTGAAGAGGTTGCGATAGGTGGCTGGCTGTGCCGATCGACGTGACCGAGCGCGACTCGGACGGCTGGTGGTTAGACCGGCTCACCAAACAGCTGGCTGCGCGGCAGACGCGGCTGGTAGCGCTCAACGACCGCTACGAGGGCCGTCCGCCGTTGCCGACCGGCATGGAGCACATGGCCGAGGCCTACCGGGCGTTCTTCAAGAAGTCGCGGTCGAACTACACCGAGCTGGTCGTCGAGAGCTTGCGCGAGCGTTTGCAGGTCGCTTCGTTTCAGACCGCGGCCGCCGGCGACGTTGACGCTGACGAGCGGGCCCAGGAGATCTGGACGTCCAACGTGATGGACGTCGAGGCGGCCGACGTTCATGAGCACGCGCTGTCTATGGGCGACGGCTACGTGATCGTCGGCCGCGACGACGAGGGCGAGCCGCTGATCACTGCCGAGGACCCGCGGCAGGTGATCACTGTCCACGATCCGGTGCAGCATCGCCGTGTTCGTGCCGCCGCGAAGCTGTTCCACGACCCCGACGAGGGCGTCGACCTCGCCTATCTGTACCGGCCTGGCCGGGTGCGGGTGGCGTTCCGCCCGCGGCGCACCGCCACTCAGCGGGTCCGGTTCGACCCGCGGTCGTGGGCGTGGGACGACGACGCGTCGGGCGAGCTCCCCCACGACCAGGTGCCGGTGGTGCGGTTCCGCAACCGGCGCGGCATCGCGGAGTTCGAGCCGCACGTCGACCTGCTCGACCGGATCAATCACATGATCTTGCAGCGGCTAGTGATCGCCACGTCGCAGGCGTTCCGCCAGCGCGCCATCAAGGGGCTGCCGGCGCGCGACGAGGCCGGCAACGAGATCGACTGGAGCGACATGTTCACCCTCGACCCGGGCGCGTTGTGGCAGGTGCCCGAGGGCGTCGAGTTCTGGGAGTCGTCCCAGGGCGACCTGACGCCGATACTGACCAGCGTCCGCGACGACGTGAAGGAACTGGCCGCGGTGACGCGCACGCCGCTGGGCCACCTGATGCCTGACGCCGCCAACCAGAGCGCGGAGGGCGCGGCGTTCCAACGCGAGGGGCTGGAGTTCAAAGCCGACGACCGCATCGTGAGGTTCTCCGAGGCATGGAAGGACGTCATGAGTCTGGCGTTTCTCGTCGCCGGCGACGACGAGCGGGCTGCCCGGTCGAGCATGGAGGTGCTGTGGCGGTCGTCGGCGCGGCGCAGCCTCGCCGAGCGCGCCAACGCCGCGTCGCAGGCCCAGGACATCCCGTGGCGTCACCGCATGGAGCTCATCTGGGAGTTCTCTCGCACGCGCATCGACGAGATGGAAGCCGAGCGGGCAGCCGACCAGCTGGCCGCGGCCGAACTGCTCGGCGGGCAGGCGCCGCCTGAGCCGGGGCCGGGCCCGGAGGAAGGAAGCGAGGGTGGACCCGGCTGAGATCCGGCGGATCATGCGGGGCCACGACACCGCCCGGCGTGAGGTCCGCCGCCAGCTCGCCGACCGGGTCGGCCGGCTGTGGGACTCACTGGACAACTACCGCGACGAGCGGGTCGATCGGTTTGCGAGGCAGGCCGCCGCGATGGTTACCGGCGGGCAGCGTCAGGCTGCCGAGCTCGAGCAGGCCTTCCAGGCGCGGCTGGCGTCGGCGGTGCGCGGCCAGCGGGTGCGTCCCGCCGGCGTCAACCCCGACAGCGTCAGCGGGGCGGCGGCGCGCGGGGTCGACCCGCGGGAGGTCTACCGCCGGCCCGGCAAGGAAGTGTGGACCGCCCTGTCGGCCGGCGCGGAGGTGCGCGACGCGATCGGCCGCGGACGCCGGCGGGCCGTGTCGAAAGCGACCACCGACGTGCAGCTCGTCCGACGGAACATGGCTCGCCGTGTGCTAGCTGACGACCAGCGGGTGGTGGGCTATCGGCGGGTGCTGCGCGGCGACGCCTGCGAGCTGTGCGCCGGCGCGGCCGACCAGCTGCACGACACCGACGAGCTCATGCCGATCCATCCCGGCTGCGACTGCGGCATCGCCGCGGTCCACGACGACGCCGACCCGACCGACGCGATCGACGGTCAGCGCCAGCAGGCCCGCGCCGACGTGCAGGTGCGCGAACACGGCGAGCTCGGCCCGACGCTGGCCCAAGCCGACCACCAGTTCACCGACGCCGGCGACCTGTGATGGACCGACCACGGCTACCCGACCCGATCCCGGCAAGGGAGGAACCCATGGACCCGCTCGTTCCCATCGGCTGGACACGCGGCGGCAAGCCGATCTACCCGATCGCTGGCGGCAGCGACCCGAGCACCGCCGGCCAACCCAACCCCAACCCCGCCGGCGACCCCGGCCAAGGCCAAGGTCAAGCCCAAGGCCAGGGCCAAGGCCAAGGGCAGGGGGAAGGGGGCGCGTCGCAGTCCGGCCAGCCCCCGTCCGGCGGCAGCCCGCCGCCGGCGGGCTCCGACAAGGGCTTCCCCGAGGGCGTGCCGCTGGAGCAGATGACCGCCGAGCAACGCGAGGCGTACTGGAAGCACTACGCCCGCCAGCACGAGCAGCGCAACAAGGACCTGCTCCAGCTCGCCGGCGGCAGCTACGACGACCTGAAAGCCAAGCTCGAGGGCTACGACCAGCTGCGCCAGCAGCAGCAGACCGAGCAGGAACGCGCCGTCGAGGCCGCCAAGGCCGAAGGGCGCACCGAGGGCCGACGCCAGGCCGCCAGCCAGATGGTCGATGAGCACGTCCGCGCGGCGGTGTCCGCCGGACGGCTCACCCAGCAGCAAGCCGACGTGCTGCTCGAGGGGCTCGACCGGACCGCCTACGTCGACCAGAACGCCAGCGTCGACGCCGACAAGGTCAAGACGCTGATCGACACCTTCGCCCCCCAGCAACAGCAGCAGGGCGACGGCAACAGCGACGGGAGCGGCCGTGGCAACGGCCACCCCGATCTGGGTCAGGGACGCCGGCAGGGCAGCCCGACCGAGGGCGGCATCGAAGCGGGCCGCGAGAAGGCCCGCCAACGCCATCCCCAGCAGCAGACGAGTCAGAGCTAGCCCGCCACGGGCGCACCCGATAGTGAGGACCACCGATGACCGACATCTCCGTGCGCACCGAGCAGCACTACTCCGAGGACCGCTCGTGGCTGGCCGACTCGCACGGCACCGGCATGACGCGAGGGGTCACTCTCGACCTGGCGCTGTTCACCGAATCTGACCATTACCCCGACGGGCACTTGCGCAGCGGGCTTGTGCTCGGGATCGTCACCACGTCGGGGCTTGCCGGCCCCTACGACGACGCCGCTACCGACGGCCGCGAGGACGCCATCGGCCATTTGTTCACATCGGTGGCAGTGCGTGACAGCAGCATCGACGTCGGCGCAGCCGTCCTCGACCACGGCGCGGTCGTCGAGGGCAACCTGCCGGCGAACCACGGACTTGACGCCGCCGCCAAGGCCGACCTGCCGATGGTGGCCTACCGCTAACGCGACTAGGCCACCGAGATAACGACACGACCTTGGAGAGCGCGCCATGACGATCGACACCGACTACGTCAGCCCCGCAACCCTGACTGGCTTCGTCCGCGAGCTGCCGGCGCCCCGCAACTGGATCCTCGAGCAGCTGCTGCCCGACGTCGTCGTGAACGACATCGAGGCGGCCATCGATCAGTACACCCGCCACAACCGGGCGGCGAAGTTCCGCGCCTATGATGCGCCGACGCCGATCGGTCAGCGTGACGAGTGGAAGCGCGACCGCATCTCGCTTCCTCCTCTCGGCGAGAAGCTCATGGTCACCGAGTGGGAGCGGCTCCAGCTGGAGCGGATCCGGTCCGGCGGCGACAACACCGACGCGATCGCCAACCAGATCTACGACGACGCCGAGGTCATCACCCGCCACACGCGGGCGCGCATGGAGGTCGCCCGCGGCGACGTGCTGACCGACGGCATGCTGACCCTGTCCGACGAGCAGGGCCTCACTCTCGAGGCCGACTTCGGCCTGCCGGCCAGCCACCAGGTCGCGCCCGGCACGCTGTGGAGCGACCACGCCAACGCCACCGTTTTGAGCGACTTGAACGGCTGGGCCGACACCTACGTCGACGACGCCGGCGAGCCCCCTGGGGCGCTGTGGACGTCGCGGACCGTCGTCAACCACATGTTGCAGAACGACGAGATCCGCTCGCTGGTCGGCTCGTTGGCGGGCACACCCAACATCGTGACCCGCCAGCAGCTCAACACCGCGCTGGAGGCCCACGGTCTGCCGCCGGTCATCCAGTACGACGTCCGCATCGACGTGGACGGGTCGGCCACCCGGCCGGTGCCGCAAGATCGGTTGCTGTTGATGCCCGAGGACCCGTCCTCGTTGGGACGGACCGTGTGGGGCATCACCGCCGAGGCGTTGGAACTCGCCGGCGGCGAGAACCCTGCGATCGATTTCGAGGACGCGCCGGGTCTGATCGGCGTGGTCGAACGCGAAATGGACCCGGTGCGGGTGATGACCAACGTGTCCGGCGTCGGCATGCCCGTCTTGTCCGACCCGCAGCGGCTCATGGTCGCTGACGTTATCTAGGAGATCCCGGCATGGCCGACGACGAGCTCGCCATCAGCGTCTCGATGGTCAACCCGGCTACGGGCATCCACGAGATGTTCGTGGCCGGCACTCTCGCCAAAGAGCTGCCCGACTGGGCCCGGCAGCGGATCACCAACCCTGACGTGTGGCGCAGCGCGGACGGCGGTGGCGGCGCGTCGTCGGTATCCGTGCCGGACTTCGGCGAGCTGGAACGGCCGCCGGAGTCCGGCGCCGGGTCGGGCCGCGAGTCGTGGGCGGTCTATGCCGTCGCGCTCGGCGTCGACGTCACCGACGACATGGGCCGCGACGACATCATCGCTGCGGTCGACGCCGCCGTCGAAAGCTAGCCCATGGCTGTCTCGTGGGTACCGACCGTCCAGGAGATACATAACGAGATCCCTCAGCGCGGCATCCCACCCGACGGGTTTACGGCCTCGACGGTGCCGTCCGCCAGCCAGGTCGAGCAGATCGCCGTCGAGGTCACCGTCGACGTCGTCGGCGCCGTCGGCGCGTTCGATCCGACTTTCGTCGTCGACGATGAGGTGACCCTCGGCGATCTTGCCCGGCGGGCGGCCGCGCTGGGGGCCGCGTCCAAGGTCGAGGACGCCTTATTTCCCGAGCAGCAAACCGGCGACTACATGGGGGTCGGCTCGACGCCCAGCCAGCACCTGTACGCCCGCTATCAGCGGGCGCTCGAGCGGCTGCAGGCCCACGTGACTGCTTGGCGTCGCAGCGGCGCGCCGCCAGGCGGGACGATCAGCACCGTCCCTGGGATGGTGCGCATGGGGCGCCCCAAGAGCGTCGTTGCGAGACGGTGGTGACCGATGGCTGACGACGCCAGCGAGCTCACCGCCGAACTGCACGCGCTGGCGTCCGCCGCCGGCGACCTCACCCCCTCTTTCCAGCGGGCCGCTGAGGTGTTCCGCGCGGCCGTCGAGGAGCACTTCGCTGGCGGCGGCGACGGCTGGGAGTCGTGGTCGGACGACTACGCCGACCTGCCGTTCGCCCACCGCGGGCCGGGGCGTAGCCTGCTCGTTCGCGAAGGCGAGCTGCTGGCATCGCTGGCCGACTCGTCGCACCGCCAGCACGTCGCCCGCGTCCAGTCCGACCAGCTCACGATCGGCTCCCGACGGCCGACCGCCCAGCTGCACCAGCAGGGCCGCCGCGGCGGTCGCAGCGGGCGGATGCCTGCCCGTGACCCGATGCCGCCAACGCGGCTGCTCGAGCAGCGCTGGACGTCGGTGGTCGAGGGGCACGTGACTGGCCGTTCTCAGCAGAGGCTGGGACTGTGACGTGGCTAGGCCCCGTTCTTGGGGTCCACCAGGTGCGGGCAGACGCGATCGCAACGCTGCAAGCGTGGCTTCCGACCGCACTCATTGACGTCGCTCGTCAGACCGGCATCGACGAGACCATCGTCGAGTTTCCCCGCAGCTGGCGGCGCGTCGCCAGCTGGGACAGCGTCGCCGAGGACCAGCAGCCACTGGTGTTCGCGACGTCGCCGGGCACGACGGCGACGTCTGGGGCGAGGGCGAACACGGGACGGCGTCGCAGCAGCCAGTGGTACGCCGAGTGGGAGGTGCCGATTCTCGCTGCCGCGCGGGGGCAGAACTACGACCAGACCGCAGACCTCGTGGCGGTATACGCCACCGCCATCCGGGCGGTGCTTGTCCAGCGGCCCCCAAGCCTCGACGGCGTCCGCTGGTGGTGGACCAGCGAGCAGTTCGACGCGCTGCCGGCTGAGCAGCAGCGCACCTGGGGCGGCGTCGTGGTCACGTTCGTCGCGAGCGCCGACCGCGTGATGGTGGACTCCCCGACTTTCGTTTCGCCCCCAGACGATCCATACGCGACCGCGCCCGCCCGCCCCACGGTCGAAGACACCGACATCGACGTCGAGGAGCAGCCATGAGGGTCAAGAACGTCAGCCCGTTCCCGGTGCCTGTCGGCGGAGGGCAGATGGTCGACGTTGGCGGCCACGCCGACCTCAACAGTCGCACGCCGGAGGTCGCCGCCGCCCTCGACCGGGGCGTGCTGACCCGCACCACGAGTCGGCCGGCGCCACGTCGCCCGGCCCCCCGCGACGTATCCGAGCCCGAGCCCGCCGGCCAGCCTGAGCCCGCCAGCGCCGGCGGGAACGCCGAACCCGACAGTGAGGAGCAGAGCTGATGAGCGCCATTGCCCCGGACACTCCGCCGGGCGTCGAGGTCACCACCCGGGCGGTCGCCTCCACCGCCGGCGACTCCGGCGACACCGGCCGCGCCTTCATGGTCGGCCTCGCCGAGAAAGGCCCCGTTGACGGGCCCGCGCTGGTGTGGGGCCCCGCCGGCTACCAGCGCGTGTTCGGCGACCGGACGCACTACACGACGCTGTCCGACCCGGCCAGCGTCGCCTTCGAGCTCGGTCTGGCCGAGCTCGTCGTGTCCCGCGTCGTCGGGCCGGGCGCGGCCGCG